GCAAAGAGCCAGCAACGTCCTCCCAGCGGGGAGCACGTGTCCGTATCCAGCCTAACGTCACAACTCCCCGGATTGAGACCCGGAGGATTTCTGACGCGATGACGGCACAAACTTTCTTTCAAAAGTCTAACGCCGCTATGGTTGACACTTTCAGTTTGATTGGTGTGAACTTTAGTGGTTCGGGAGTTCTGAATAGGTCTGCATTCAATATGACAGATCTTCCCTGCCTCGTCAAACAGCTCAAAACTTTTGTTTCGGGCTTCATTGCCTTGGCACTTCATGATGAACTCCCCTCTGGATTTTCCCCTTCTTTGGCATGGAACCAGTTGACTCCTCCTGCAAAGCGGTATATCCGTACTCGAATCCTCTCTAAGAGGAATCTTGCTCGGAAAATTGGCCTTGCAGCGATGATAAATTATTCCAAACGCCTCTTTCCTCAACTTCCCCAGGCTATGGTTGGTACCAAGTTGTCTGATTTTGAGACGTTCGTCTCGACCCCTGATGTTGGTATCCTTCACGAGCGTAATGCTATTGAAGAGGCCCTTTATCAGGAGGTGAATCGACTTCCCCGCTTCAGAGCGGACTGGACCAAGCCCTTCACCCCATCATCTTCTGCCTGCTTTGAGGTAGGTAGAGCAAATGGCGGTATAGCTGGTGTGTTCCGAGGTGTTCTACGTGAGTGGATCCAGGATAACCCGTGGTTGGAAAAGATTTCAAAATTGGAACTGATTCGTGAGGACGTAATGTTTTCCGATTTAGGCCCAGTTTGGGATGGATTCCTTGAAGTCATGATGGACCGTTTTGTGGAGGATTACCCCCTTTACGGTCCATGGCTTCCTTCTCTTGTGGCCCCTGTGGGTCTGGGAGAACCACTTAAAGTGAGGGTCATCACCAAGTCAAGTTTTCTTAATCAACTCCTGAAACCAATTCAGGTTGCATGGCATAGTACCATGCGTCAGGACCCGATTTACGAATTGATAGGTGGTGTTCCTGTTACCCAATCCATCGCTGACCTTCGTCTTTCTCCTGGACAATCTTTTGTTTCAGGAGACTATGAAGCAGCTACTGACCGTATTCACCTACATTACACTGACTATGTCTCTCGCCTCATGGTTGAACATACGGATTTCATCTTTCCAGACCGTCTTGTACGAAAGTACGGACAGTCATATCTGGAAGGATTATTTTCCCGTTTTGTTCCCTATTCCTTCAACTCGATCTACTTGGTTCTCCTCAGGGCAGGACAGATGTCCCAACCCGGAAGCCTGGGTGTCGCCACTTTCCTCGAAGCTAATGCCCGAGGTCGCTTGAATGATAGTCCCTTCGGAGGGGCTAGATTTCCAGCTGATGGTGACTCCACTTTTGTAACCGAACTTGATCGGAAGGATGAACGAGGTGTGGACCACAAGATTGAGACCATTGGTGATAGTCTTGAATGGTCTGCCATTCCGGTCTGCCGTGGGCAGATGATGGGTCATATCCTTTCTTTTCCCCTACTCTGTCTCATCAATAAGGCTGTTAGCTGCATGGCCCTCCCCCCCGATCGATTCATTAGAGTCAATGGGGATGATGTCCTCTTTGCAGCGTCACCCAGAGAATACAGAGAATGGGAGATCCATACAAAGAATGTTGGTCTCAAGAAATCGGTTGGAAAGAATTACTATTCTCGCGACATGGCC